TAAGCTTAAGCAGTACTGTGTAAACTTAAAATTCAATGGTAAGTATCTAACAGGAGAATGGATATGATTGAAGAAGAGAATAACAGGAGAGAGTTATGCCCTGGGAAATTTTAGAAGAAGAAAAAAATGGTGGGGTGCAAATAGATAATGGAGATGGAGAATGAAAATAGAAGAAGAAAGTGTAGTTACAAGTAGAGGCAGATGTCCTTCGTGTGCATCGAAAGGTCATGATAGATCTGGAGATAACTTAGCTAATTATGATGACGGACATAGCTATTGCTTTAGTTGTGGTTACTATAATTCAGCCAAAGGAGAAGTATCAGTGAAACCAGTGAACAAATCTTTGGAGTTTACTAAGTATACTGGAGATTGTGTTGGCAATCTTAAGCGTGGTATCACTAAGGAGACCGCAAAGAAATATAATTATCAGTGTAACATGGATGAGAAGTTAGAGATTGCTAACTACTATAAGGATGGAACTTTAGTTGCTCAACATTTACGTGGTTCAAATAAGAAGTTCTTTTGGAATGGAGACAACTCACATCCCACACTATGGGGTCAACACCTATGGCGTAAGGGAGGTAAGAGAATCATCATTACCGAAGGAGAGTATGATTGCATGGCTATTAACCAGATGCTTGGTGGTAGGTGGGGTGTAGTATCTTTACCTAACGGAGCAGCGGGTGCTGTGAAAGCAATCAAAGATAACCTTGAATGGGTAGTATCTTATGATGAAGTAGTATTATGCTTCGATCAAGACGATCCTGGCAAGGAGGCGATGGTTAAGGTGGCAGAGATATTACCTCCGGGTAAGTGTAAGATTGCTACGCTACCTTGTAAGGATGGTAACGAATGTCTTAAGAAGGGTATGGCTGATGATGCTGTGTCTGCGTTATGGGAAGCCCAACCATTCGCACCAGATGAGATCTTACATATCTCTAGGGTTATAGATACTCAAGATTTATCAGAAACAAGAGTGTATCCCTTTCCCTTTAACACTTTGACTGAGTTCCTTATTGGACAAAGGTCTGGAGAGATTACATTGTGGGCTAGTGGTACTGGATCAGGCAAGACAACAATCCTTAGAGAGTTGATGCACCACCACCTTGAAGAGGGGCGTAGTGTGGGTGCTATAATGTTAGAGGAAGCACCAAAGGAAACTATGGATGATATGATTTCCTTGATGATTAATAAACCTGTTAGGGCTATCAAAGCTGCGAAGCTAATGAATGATCTTAATGAGAAGATGGGGAGAGATCCTGTATTCATGGATTACATTGATGATCTAACGGATGAAGAGTATGCTAATGCTAGAACTAAACTAGGACAAACATCCTTCTATGTGTATGATCACCTAGGAAACAATGGACTTAAGAATCTTTGTGCTAGAATGGAATACATGGCGGTATCTCTTAAGGTAGATGTTATTGTACTAGATCATATTACTGCGGCAGCTGCTGGATTAATGGGATCGTCAAGTGATTTTGATGGAGGTTCTTCAGAGCGTTTACTCATTGATAACATAATGAAAGAGTTACGTGGGTTGGTCTCTCGTACTGGTGTACGTATTGATGTTGTATCTCAACTAAAGAAAACAAATAAAGCATACGAAGAGGGAGATAGGATTACCTTACAAGATCTTCGTGGCTCTGGCTCGCTAGCAAGTGTACCTAATGTGGTCGTAGGTTTAGAGAGGGATAGACAGAATCCTGACGACAACCTAGCTAATACCACCACTGTTAGAGTTCTAAAGAATAGGCTCACAGGTAGAGCAGGTGTTGCTAGTGCTTTGTATTTCAATAGGAAAACAGGTAGATTAGATGAGGTAGATATAGTTATTGGTGATGATGGTTCGGCAGAGTTTAGACCCGTTGGAGATAACTAATGATATTAGAATCTAAGAATCAATGTTTAGCAGACTATGGTACCTTCTCTAAGAATTGGGCAGTCCCTGATTTTGTAGTTGAGAGAATACCGATAGAGTGTTTATACCATCCTAAAAACTTAGGTGGTAATCCTAAGTTGGTAGAGAAGTTATTAATAAATCTACCAGAGGAGGGGCTAGTTAACCCTCTAGTTACGCATCAGTTCTTTAGGAATTATAGAGATAGAGATGACCAAGGAGAATATATATTTCCTAGGCATTTAACTGGTTCGGGATATTGGGGCAATAAGTTTCAGAACATCCCTTACTCAGATGGTCCACAGTATATCGTAGGATACGGTAACTGTAGATTAGGAGCAGCAAAGAAGATGGGTGCTACTCATATAGACTGTATAGTGTTAAGAAGTTTTAATGTGGAGCACATGCATAATTTAGGAAAGATGTTGGCTAGTTATAAGGAGTTTGGTTTAGATGACTGAAGAAAATAATATAATGGAATTCGTAAGTGACACCATCGGCGGAGAAGGTGTAACACTAGGAGCAGACCTTACCTCTATGGTTTCAGGGGAACATTCGATTCCCATGAACTTTGGGAATGGTTCTGCAAATGTACCTGTGAATGTAGAGAGAGATCTCGGTAAGGTACAAGTAACATATGAACATAATAATCACACGTACATACATGTCATAACTCCACAGGGGCTGATGTATTCGTCGATTAAATTTCATGGTGATGATTCAACACCACCTAAGGAATGGCAACAGAAGGGAATGTGGAGATATTTTTAGGAGATACTTATGAACCGTATCGTATTTGATATTGAGGGGAATGGTCTTTCTGAGTTAGTACTCGGGAAGAAGGGAGTCTCTGTCCCAGAAGGAGATACAGTGCATTGTATGGTGTGCTTAGATTTAGACAGCGACACTGTTAAAACCTTTGGTCCATCTGAGATCGAGGAAGGTGTACAAATGTTACGAGAGGCTGACCTATTGGTTGGTCATAATATTACCATGTATGACATCCCTTTGTTGGAGAGATTGTACGGTAAGATACCTACAGATACTATAGATACTTTAATAATAAGTAAACTAATGTATCCCGACCGCAATCAACACCCTCTTGGAGGAAACTCTTTAGAGATGTGGGGCAGGGCACTTGGGGTATATAAGGAAGAGTATGCTGGAGGATGGGAAGTATTCAGTGAAGAGATGTTAGAATACTGTGTACAAGATACTCAGGTTAATAAGGCTATATATCTAGAACAACTAGAGTATATTATGACACATGAAAAGATAATATCTCTAGAGCATATCTTATCTAAGATCATTGCTACACAAACTGGAAATGGTTTTGGCTTCGATCTGAAAGCAGCCATAGAACTAGACCATACTTTACAAAAGAGGAAGACGGTGATCGAGAACGGATTCGAAAGAGTCTTTCCTACTAAGATTATTGAAAGATATTCTGATAAGACAGGGAAGAAACTAAAGGATCAGGTTATTAAATTCAATCCGGGATCTCGTAAGCAGATAGCTGAGAGGCTTGGTGATAAATATAACTGGAAGCCACCATTAACAGACAAAGGAAATCCTAAGGTTGATGAGTCTGTACTCAAGAAGCTTAACTTCCCCGAAGCTAAGGTCTTGGTAGAATATTTTAATATTATAAAGTTAATGGGGCAGGTTACCGACTGGATAACTAGGGCATCTAACTCTAGAGATGGTAGGATACATGGGTCTATAAACCCACAGGGTACGGTCACAGGAAGAATGACCGCTAACCAACCAAACCTACAACAGGTATCAGGAGACCCTAGAGCTAGGCGGTTATTTGTTCCTAGAGAGGGATGGCTACAGGTAGGGATAGATGCTAAAGGACTAGAGGCAAGGATGCTTGGGAATCGTATGTACCCTTTTGATAAGGGAGCATATGGTAAGATCATTACCGAGAAGGATATCCACTCAGAGAACCAGAGGTTAGCTGGATTATCTAACAGGAATGATGCTAAGACATTTTTCTATGGATTTATCTATGGAGCTGGAGATGCAAGGATTGGTGAGATTGTTGGTAAGTCTTCTTACATGGGTAGAAAACTTAAGAAACAATTCTTAGATGGTCTTCCTGCTTTGAAGAAGGTTATAGATGACTGTAAGTTTCAGGTTAAGAAGCTTGGAAAGATATCCTTACTCGACGGTAGACTTGTACCATGTAGGTCAGCACATGCTGCCTTGAATGTACAACTACAGGGTGATGGGGCTATCGTGATGAAGCTTGCTCAATGTATCTTTGATCGTAAGATAAAGAAGAAGAAGTATCAGGACAGGGTTAAATTCATGGCTACTGTGCATGATGAATGGCAAATGGAATGTGTACCTGAGTTAGCTGAAGAGGTGGGGCAGATGGGATGCGATAGCATAACGGAAGCTGGTGAACGGCTGGGTTGTTCTATTGCTTTAGAAGGAGACTATAGGATCGGAAAGGATTGGTCGGAATGTCATTAAATGTTGAGGTAGGTTTTTATAGATATGATCATAGTATGTATGACATCTTTAATAAGCAGTCTACTAAGATAGAGAAAGTATGGGTAAGTATGATACGACACATAACTAAGTGTTGTTACACCCATTGTACTATAAAGATAGGAGAGAATTCTTTAGTTGCCTTAGTAAAAAAGAATGCTACATTTGCATCTTCTGATACTGTAGACAAATTTCTAGGGAGTCCAGATCTTTATATTTGTTTAGGAGAGTTAGACGTAGATATCACAGGGATAGATAAGATTATCTCAGGTTTGTATCAAGGAAGTGTGAGGAAAGTTCTCATATGGTTCTTTGTAACAAGATGGTTTGGAGCTAAGAAACCAAAGACCTGTGCTACATTAGTGTGTGAAATACTTCGGTGCTGTGGATACGAGATTAAACAGTGCGTATCCCCTGCCGAACTATATAAGGAATTAATAGAATGCAATTCATAATGTTAGGGGGAAAGGCTGGGGTTGGGAAAACCTTTTTAGCTAGACATATAGCTAAGTATGCTTTTAATAAAGGAATGAGACCACATATAGTTTCCTTTGCTGACTGTATCAAACAAGAGGCAGAGAACGCAGGTTTTACTAAGGATAAAGAACCAGAAAAATACAGAGAGTTTTGTCAATCTATGGGAAAGAAACATAGAGCCGAGGATCCAGACTACTTTGTCAAGAAGTTTAATGATACTTTTATGGGTTTGTGGGATGAGGAAAGTTATCTTTTAAAACAAGGGAATCAGTTCTGGGAAACCTTGGTGATAGTAGATGATTGTCGTTACTTGAATGAGATAGCCTATGGTAGATTTAATAATGCCATACAGATCTTTATTGGTACTGGTGATAGAGAGCTAAGAGACAATGATGGTGAATGGCGTAATGATTTATCGGAAGAAGTAGCTATGAAAATTGAGGAAGGCGACAAGGATTACTTGAATCTTTATTCATGGGTAGTATTGAATGATAAAACTTGGGAAGAGTTTGAGAAGAAAATCAAAGAGTATCTTCCCGTTTGGTGTGGTATGGATGCTGATTCATGTGGAGAGATTGATTGTGATTGCGCTTTTTGTAAGACCATGAAAGATGGACAACCATTAGAAGGTATCCTTAAGGAGATATATGAAGAAATGATAAAGTATTTAGATGAAACGAGTGAAGGAGATGAAGATGAAGAGACCTAATGTAGCGATACTAGATGGGGATATAATAGCATATAGGGCAGCATTCTGGGCAGACACTGAAGGTATAGATGAACTAGAGGATCGGTTACTATATGACATACAAGAATGGACACCGAAAGGATGTAAACCTGTGATTGCATTATCGTGCAATCGTAAGGAAAATTACAGAAGAGATTGCTGGGCTAATTATAAATCTAATAGGGAGACTCGCTCAGCTCCTGATTGTCTGAACTATGCTATGGAGTTGATCAAGGGTATGGGGAGTATCAAGAAGATCGACCGAATAGAAGCTGATGATATCATGGGTATGGGAGCATCGTCTGGTACAGCAATTGCTGTAACAATAGATAAAGACCTTAGAGGTGTACCGGGATGGCACTGGAATCCTGATAAAGAAAGAGAACCTAGAGAGATATCTACAGATGAAGCCGACCGCTTCTTTGCTGAACAGATAGTCACAGGAGATACTACAGATGGTATACCTGGATTACCTAAGTGTGGTAAGAGTTTCTTTGAGAAAGAGATTGCTACATTTGATCCTGAGGATTGGCTTAGAGAGATTTGGTGGGCTTATGAAGAGCGTGGATATGATTATGAATATTTCTTATCTCAAGTTAGATGTGTAAGAATACTTC